CCCAAGAAAGGGAGGCCAGAAATGAGCGTTCTTTCGCTCGAAGAAAAAGGGTTGATCTTTCGTCGTGTGAGAGTTGTTGGGGTTCCAACAGAGATATCAGATCCCATTGTTCATTTGTTCTTTAAGTGGGCAGAAGGTTCTGGTATTGAGTGGGCAGTCCAAAGGCTTAAGAGCATTAAGGTTGATTTCCTTCGTAAGAAGGCTGGTCTTCCGAAATGCTCGTCGTGGGTTAAGTCAAGTAAAACTCAGTTCTTTGGTGGTCCTTTTGGATCATTAGAAAACTGGGCATTTAAACATCCAAGGCATTTCGCCAAGGCTGTACACTTGCTTAATCTTTATACGACTTTCTTTGCTAATGCTATAACACCAGCACAAGCTAAGAAATTTGCCGATGGTGTTACTGCGCAAGCAGTATCACTTCCACCCGAACTTCATGAAGTTATGAAGCTTGGGATTCAGCTTGCTGGTTTAAGATCTGTTAAGAAATTACCAAGTCTTAAACCGATTTTGTCATATAATCCCTCTCCATCCAAAAGAGCCCCTACCCCTAAAGGTAGTGTCCCTGAGTATGAAGGTATTATAGATAGTTTGTATTTTCTCGACTGTGAAGCCGGGAATGCTCATTATCTAAAATACTTTGAGTTCTATAAACCTGTTCTTCAAGGATTAGAACCCGAGATCGATTATATAGTGCGCTCTTACACTGGCTTCGGGATCCGCAGTAATGCGGAACCTCGTGCTGGCTCCTTTGTTGTTGGCCGGATTGGCCTCATCCAAGAAGCTGGTTTTAAGCTTCGTGCAGTAGCTAACCCTGGTAGAATCTTTCAACGAGTTTTAGAGCCCTTTGGTAAGGTTCTCTATAACAAATTAAAAGAATTGCCTTGGGATTGCACTTTTAAACAAAATAAAGCTGATATTGCAATCTCTGATCGATTGTCTCATGGTAAATGTGTTCACTCGGTTGACTTATCGGGTGCTACAGACTATTTCCCATTAGAGCTTCAAGAGACTGTCTTACGACATGTCTTTCGAGACTTTAATAGGTATGTAGATCTCTTTTTAGAGATTTCCAGGTCAGAATGGTCTGTACCGAAAGGTTTTCCAAGTGAATACCTCTCGAAATATCATACAATTGCGTGGACTAAAGGGCAACCCTTGGGTTTGTTTCCAAGCTTTGCTTCTTTTGCCCTCACCCATGGTCTCCTATTGCTAGGACTCCTTGGTAAAGAGTATGATAACGACTTTTTCATTCTTGGTGATGATGTTGTCATCCTGAATGATGAGTTGTACGAGAAATACCGTGTGACTCTCGCTAAGATGTCTTGTCCTGTTTCTGAAA